CTCTGGTACTAGTTTACCTGGAAGTCTACAATGGGGAGAACTTGCCTATATTACAGGTATTAGCAGTGCATCTGGCACCAACCAGTATAAAGACAGAGTTTATGTAGGTGATGACGGTAATAATGTTCGCTCTGTTGGTGGACGTTATTATACTTCCATGATGGATCACACCCCTGGAACAATTGCAGGGCAAGCATCTGTTAATGGTAGAAACAGCGATAGAGGTGTTATTGCAATTCTTTCACCAGAAACAAACTCTGGTCTTGGAGGAGCAGAATCTCTAAAAGTTGATCAGTGGAACGTAGATAATTTAAGAATTGATTTAAATACAATTTCGTCAACAAATACAGACGGAAATATTAATCTTGACCCAAATGGTATTGGTAGTGTTAGAATACCAGACGATACATATTTAAGTTTTGGTGATGATGATAACGTAGCAATGCGCTACGATGAAGCGAATGATGATAGATTTGAGGTTGAAGGTGCCGACTGGTACTATGCTCCTGGGGTTCAAATTATTGTAGGAGATACAACAAATTCTACCGATAAAGATACTGGTGCTGTTGTTATTGAAGGTGGTCTTGGTGTTGAAAGAGATGTAAACATTGGTGGAACTCTTGCTATTGGCGGACACGCAACCATTGATGCTATTAAGATCAAAGATAATGTAATATCAACTATTGCTGGGAATACAGAACTCATTCTTGATCCATATGTAGATGGTTTAAGTAATGAAGGTACTGTTATTATCAAGGGTAATCTTCAGATTGATGGAACTACTACATCAGTAAATTCATCAACAGTTGATGTTAATGATCCTATTCTTATTCTTGGTGATGTAACAAGTGTTAGAACGGTCATGGAGACCGTTGTTTCTGGTGTAAGTACAATTAGACTAGATTCAGTTGTCGGTATCAATACTGGTGATGTTATTAGTGGTAATGCTGGTTTAAATGTTGGTGCTGCCAATACCGTTACTGCATATGATACAGTAAACAAAATTATTACTTTAACTGATCCAACAATTTCTGGTATTGCAACAACTACACAATTAACAATCACCCATGCATTTGATACTAACACTGATCGTGGATTAGGGTTTTATTATAACACAAGTGTAGGTACTGCAAATAATAAAACAGGATTCTTTGGTTTTGATGATAGTTCAATTGCAGATAGCACTGCTGGTGTTAATAATCATGGAACACATGCTGATGACAGTAGAAGATGGACTTATGTTCCAGATGCTACAATTACAAACAGTGTTGTATCTGGAACCAAAGGATTCTTAGATGTTAAAGGTCTTTATTATCAATCTGGCGATTATAATACTGGTGGTGTTGTATACTTCGATAGCACAGGATTACAAAGATCAACAAATGCAGTTGCATCTCCTGTAATTACTTCTAAGCAGATATTAACTGCAATTACAAAGATCACACTTGCTCTACCATCTTCAATTACTGTTTCTGCCGGAGATATAATAAGACAGGATGTCACAGGAGCATATGGTGTTGTAGAAACTGGGGGAACTATTTCATCCGTAGATTTAATTGGTGTTGAAGATGGATCTGGTGGAGCATTTGTCAATACTCAGAACCTTAGATTAGAGGGACAAAATGGATCGATTACAAATCTGTCAATAATTCCCTCTACTGTTACTTCCATATATACTAACAAACCACATTGGACATCGACCTTAGACGGAGGAACATTTTAACACATGAATAAAGATGGTGAAGTTGACGTTAATGTTTTAGTGCGATTATACAATCAAAAATTAGCGACACTAACAAATCAAAATGTTTTATTAGAGGCAAAACTTCAAACACTAACAGAAGATTTTGCTGAAGAAAAATCTCAATTGATGCAAGAAAATCTTGAACTTCAAAATCAAATTGATAGTTTAAAGAAACCTAAAAAATCTGAAGAGTAAGAAACATGGCGCAACCAGCAACTAGGCAAGAACTTATTGATTACTGTCTAAGGCGTCTAGGAGCGCCTGTGCTGGAAATTAACGTCGATGATGATCAAATAGATGATCTAGTCGATGATGCCCTCCAATACTTCCATGAGCGCCACTTTGATGGTGTTGAAAGAATGTATTTGAAATACAAAATAACTCAGGCAGATATTGATAGGGGATCCGCTAAAAATACAAATGGTGTTGGTATTGTTACAACAACAGGAAGATCTAATATAACTGGATATGGATCTACATCATTTAATTTTTATGAAACTTCAAACTATATTCAAGTTCCAGATTCAGTAATTGGTATAGAGAAGGTTTTCAAATTTGATACCAGTTCTATTTCTGGCGGAATGTTTAGTATTAAATATCAATTATTTTTGAATGATTTATATTATTTCAACTCTGTTGAACTTCTTCAATATGCAATGGTTAAAAGTTATCTTGAAGATATTGACTTTCTTTTAACAACAGATAAGCAAGTTAGATTTAATAAGAGACAAAATAGATTGTATATGGATATTGATTGGGGATCTGAGAGCGCAGGAAACTTTATCGTTCTGGATTGTTATAGGATATTAGATCCTAATGATTTTACAAAAATTTATAATGATAGTTTCTTGAAAAAATATTTGACATCATTAATTAAGCGTCAATGGGGTCAAAACCTAATTAAGTTTAGAGGAGTCAAACTTCCTGGTGGTATTGAACTTAATGGTAGAGAAATATATGAAGATGCAGAAAGAGAATTGAAAGAGTTAAAAGATAGAATGGCATTAGAATATGAACTTCCACCTTATGACTTTATTGGATAATGGCACTTAATCCATTTTTTCTCCAAGGATCATCTTCTGAACAAAGATTAGTTCAGGATTTAGTAAATGAGCACCTAAGAATATATGGTGTTGAGGTAATTTATATTCCAAGGAAGTTTGTCAATAAAAAAACGGTTATAGAAGAAGTTCAATCTTCTAGATTTGATGATAACTATGCAATAGAAGCATATGTAAACACCTATGATGGATATTCTGGTGCGGGAGATATTCTAACAAAATTTGGAATGAGTCTTAGAGATGAATTATTAATTACAATTTCAAAAGAAAGATTTGAAGATTTTATTGCACCATTTTTAGGGGCAGAAGATGATGGGACTGGAGAAGGTGAGATTATTCTTTCAACTAGACCAAGAGAAGGGGACTTAATTTATTTTCCACTCGGTCAAAGAATATTTGAGGTTAAATTTGTTGAACATGAAAGTCCTTTTTATCAATTAGGCAAAAATTATGTTTATGAACTAAAATGTGAACTATTTGAATATGAAGATGAAATTATTGATACTTCGATTAACGAAATTGATACTCAGGTTGAAGATGAAGGATATATTACAACATTAAAACTTATTGGAGTTGGTAGAACTGCTACTGCAATTTCATTTATAGGTGGAATAGATCCTGGACCTTCGGGAGTAACAATTAATTCTGGATATATACGCGAAATTTTCTTGAATAATGATGGTTATGGATATACTTCAAGACCAGTTGTTGCTATAAGCACATCTCCTGTCGGCGGTGATATTAATAATGCCACAGCAGTTGCAATAACAACATCAAAAGGAGGAATTTATTCTGTTGAGAGAATTTATCTTACAAATGCTGGTGCTGGATATACAGTTCCACCAACAATAACTATTTCTGGTGGTGGAGGTGTCGGAGCTGCTGCAACGTGTTCTATTGAAACAACATATAATGGATTAATGAGAATAGTAATTACTGATGGTGGTGTTGGATATGGTACAGCACCGGTTGTAACTATTGCCCACCCATCCGTTGGTGCTGCTGCTACTGCATCTATTGGTGTTGGTGGAACAGTAAATTCTGTAACCATTACAAATCCAGGAACAGGATATACCGGAACACCAACAATTACAGTAAGTTCCCCACCAACCAGAACTGGTGTAATATCAACATCAACTCTTTACAATGCTGGAAGTGGATATTCCTTAGGTCAATATACAATAAGTCCATATAGTGGTGTTGTTGGAGTCGGTGGAAGTCAAGCTGTTATCGAGGTGACTTCAATTAACGGAAGTGGTGGTATAACTGGATTCTCAACAACCTATGGTGGACATAGTTATGAAAGTAATGATTATTATAGATTAAATGGTGGAAATAATCTTGGAATTATTAGAATTATAACTACCACTACGGGAATCGGAATTACTGCAACAGTAGATGCAACGATATCTGGTGGTGTTGTTGATTCACTCGCAATCACAAATCCAGGTTCTGGATATACTGTTGCACCAACAATTACGATTTCTAATGATGACTCAATTAAAGATTCCGTTTTAGCGAGAGCAACTGGTATTGCTTCAATGGGTGTAGAAGCGAGTACAAACGTTGTAAGATCTATATGGATTTCAAATCCAGGACTTGGATATACTTCTGCACCAACAATCACTATTGCTTCTCCGGAAGGTATGACTGGAATAGGTACATATCTCTTTAATGAAATTGTAATAGGATCTAGATCACAGACGCGAGCAAGAGTTAAAAGTTGGGATAAAGATACCAATATTCTTGAAATCTCGAATGTTGGTATTGGAAGAACTCAACTCGGATTTTTTGTTGGAGAGGCAATTATTGGGACGGAATCTGGGGCAATTTATAGTGTTGATCCACTTGGTGGATTTAATCAGATGGACACAAATGATAAATATAGTCAAAATGATGAGATTGAAGAAGAAGCTGATCTCATTTTAGACTTTTCCGAATCAAATCCGTTTGGTAATTACTAATGCTAGGAACTTATTATTATCATGAAATTATAAGAAAGACTATCATATCTTTCGGGACTTTATTCAATCAAATTCATATCCGTCATAGTGAGCAAAACGGAACTAATTTTAGCGACATTAGAGTTCCCATTGGTTATGGTCCAAAGCAAAAGTTTTTAGCAAGAATAACACAACAACCAGAATTAAATAAAGCAACTCAAATTTCATTGCCAAGAATGTCTTTTGAGATGAATTCTATTCAGTATGATCCCACAAGAAAATCGAGTATTGTTCAAACATTTAAAGCATGTGACGATGGTGGAAGTATCAAAAAAGTATTCATGCCAGTTCCTTATAACATTGGATTTGAATTGAATATTCTCACTAAACTAAATGATGATGCTTTACAAATTATTGAGCAGATTCTTCCATATTTTCAACCAGCACTCACTTTAACTGTCGATTTGGTTGATTCGATTGGTGAAAAAAGAGACATTCCAATGGTTCTGGATAAAATTGCATTCCAGGATGACTATGAGGGAGATTTCTCAACTAGAAGAGCATTAATTTATACATTAACATTTACTGCTAAAACATATCTGTTTGGTCCTGTTGCAGAAAGTTCTGATGGACTGATCAGAAAAGTTCAAGTTGATATGTATACAAGCACTGATGTTGAAAATGCAAAAAGAGAATTGAGATATACTGTTACTCCGGATCCATATGATGCTGATCCAGACGATAATTTTGGATTTGATGAAAACTGGGAATTTTTCGGAGACTCAAAAGATTTTAGTCCAACTCGTAAAATCGATATCTAATAAATCATGAATAATAATTATGATGGTCTAGATCAAGCTCTTAACATAAAGAGTGAAATTGTAAGTGTAGATCAAGAAGAGCAACAACTTGTAAAAGTTGAATCTTCTGATAAAGGAGATATCAAAAAAGATTATGAATATACACGAGCAAATTTATATTCTTTAATTGAAAAGGGGCAAGAGGCAATTAATGGAATTATGGAACTTGCTGGAGAAGGAGGAAGTCCAAGAGCATATGAAGTTGCCGGTCAATTGATTAAAAGTGTTGGTGACGTAACCGATAAACTTATCGATTTACAAAAGAAACTCAAAGATGTAGAAGAAGATACAGTAAAATCTCCAAACACAGTAACTAATAATGCAGTATTTGTTGGATCAACTTCTGAGTTATCTAAACTGCTCAAACAAGGTTTTCTAAATAATAAAGAATAGTTTTTAACTCAATATGGGTTGGTCTGAGAAATATAAAAAGTCGATTAATTGCGACAACCCGAAAGGGTTTTCTCAGCGTGCTCATTGTCAGGGTCGTAAAAAGAAAATGCAAGAAGCAAAAGAGCAAGGAAAAGATCATGAAGTGTCGATGGCACAAACTCAGTTAAAAAAATCTGAAGAAAACATCAGAAAATTGAGGAAAGCACTTGGCAAAAAGGAAAGAGATATTCCTGCTTGGGTTCAAGCAAAAATAACAGACACTGAGCACAATACTGACGCTGCAGCATCATACATGGGTGAAGAAAAATCAAAATGTGGTGAAGGCAAATATTGGTGTAAAACTGATAAGAAGTGCAAGCCTATTCCAAAAGGTTATCATGTGATGTCAAATGGATATCTTATGAAAGATGATGATCATGAAGAAGGTGGAGATGTATCTGAGGCAAAGCGTGATGGAAAATCTGCCAAGGACCCTGGATATTCATTGCATGATTGGTTTAAAGGTGGTGGTTGGATTCAAGTAAGTGGAAAATATAAGGGAAAACCTTGTGCTAAGCAAAAAGGTCAAAAAACAAAACCATTTTGCCGTGATGCTGACGATGCTGCCGCAATGAGCAAGGCAGAGAAAAAGAGAAGAACTGCTAAAAAACGTAAAAAAGATCCAAATGCAAACAGAAGTGGCAAAGCAAAAATAGTATCTGCGTCATATGAACCAACAGGAAATCAACTTGATGAAATTGCACCGTTGATTGCTGGTGGACTTGCTCTTGGAGGAGCTCTTGCTGCAGGCACTGCAATTAAAAGAGCTCAAGATGCCGTAAAGTCTGGTGTTGATGCTGCTAATAAAGGTCAAAGCGTAAAACCAGGAATTGGTATTGGTAATGCAGCATATGGAATACAAAGACGTAATAATGCATTGAGTGATGCAATGAAACAACTTCGCCAATCATATGAACCAGAAGGTGAACTAATTGATGAAAAGAAAGATGCATGTTATCATAAGGTAAAGTCTAGATATAAAATTTGGCCAAGTGCATATGCATCTGGTGCTCTTGTTAAATGCCGTAAAGTTGGTGCTTCCAACTGGGGAAATAAAAGCGAAGCATATGAATTTTCAAATTGGAGAGATGAGTTTTTTCCAACAGAAGTTGAAACTGTAAATATTATTGAATCACAACCACTTCAACCATCAAAAGGTGTTGGAAGTGAACTTTATGTAAAAGAAGGTTATTCTAATTGGAGAGAAGAACTTGGTTTATCAGAAATTTTTGAAGATTGGCAAAAAGTAAATCGTCAGGATAAGACTGATGGTTTAAGTCAGAAAGCAGTTGATGCTTATCGTCGTGAGAATCCAGGTTCAAAACTTCAAACGGCAGTAACTGAAAAGAAACCAACTGGAAAGAGAGCAAAACGTCGTGCAAACTTCTGCCGTCGTATGAAAGGGATGAAGTCTAAACTGACT